ATTAATAGTCATATCAAAAGATTTCTAAAATGGTTTGCACATAGGGTATTAAGAATATGAAATATTTAACGCATTGGACATTCGCATTTGTAACCTTATTCGTGCTTACGTTTATAGGTGTAAAAGACCCACAGGTAAAAGAGATATTAAGATTAAAATCATTTGACTTATTATTTCAATCACAAGAAAAAGTAGTTTCTGAGGATATTGCTATCGTTGCAATTGACGAGAAGGCAATAGAAATGTATGGTCAATGGCCGTGGAAAAGAGATGTGTTAGCAACACTAATAGAAGAATTAAGAGTCGCAGAGGTAGGCGTGATTGTAATGCCTATATTATTCGCAGAGGAAGATAGACTAGGTGGTGATGAAACATTTATAGAAACATTGAATGGTAACTTTGTTGTAGTTGCACAAACAGGAACAAATCAGACAAGTAAAAACGGAGTGCCTAGAGGTGTTGCAAAGATAGGTAATCCATTAGATTGGTTGTTCTCATGGAAAGGCATGGTAGGACCGATAGAGTCAATAGGTCAAAATGCTGCTGGCGTGGGTACAACAAACATATCGCCAGAGATAGACGGTGTAGTTAGAAGAATGCCGTTGTTGATGAAGATAGGTGATGATGTTTATCCTTCACTTGCAATAGAAGTTATAAGAGTTGCAGTAGGCGATCCTAGTTATCAAGTAAAAGCTGGTGACGCAGGTATTATTGCAATGAGAGTGCCAGGTTTTGCAACAATCAAGACAGACGCAAACGCCAGAATATGGTTGACTTGGAACAAAGAATATCAAACTGTATCATTAGCAGAGTCAGGACCAGGTGCATTTGAAGAATTAAAAGGTAAGACTGTAATTATTGCCTTGACAGCAGAGGGATTAGGTGGTATAATAGCAACACCTACAGGTGCTAACTATGACTATGTTGCAGTTGCCTCTACCTTACAAACAGTAATAGATGGCGTGAACATAACTAGAATCGACATATCATTTCTTTTAGAATTAATGCTTGCATTTGCTGTAGGATGTGTTATAATACTGATCGCAAACTTCTTATCATATACAATTTTAGGCTTGACATTTGTAAGTTTATATGGTATAATGATATACTCAACATATCACCTATTCAATAATCATCTAATATTAGTAGATGTAAGTTGGGCAATTATTTGCTTGACAATTGTAGGATTTCATAGTACATTCAATCGTTTCATCAAAGAGTTTAAACTTAAACAACAAATAAGAAAACAATTTGAGAAGTACCTAGACCCTAGACAAGTGGCAATACTTGTAAAGAATCCTGAGAAGTTAAAACTAGGTGGTGAAAGAAAAGAGATGTCATTCTTATTCATGGACATTGTAGGATTTACACCTATTTCTGAATACTATAAAAACAAAGATGATCCTGAAGGTCTTGTAGAAGTCATTAATGATTATCTAAATCGTATGAGTAAAATAGTATTACAGAATGGTGGTACAATTGATAAGTACATGGGTGATTGTATTATGGCATTTTGGAATGCACCACTTGATTGTCCTAATCATGCTGAAATGGCAGTTAAAACTTCTATTGAGTGTGCCGAAGAAACAGATAAGATAAAAGCAGAATTTAAGGCAAAAGGTCTACCTGATATCAATATAGGATCAGGTGTCAATACAGGTATCTGTATCGTGGGTAATATGGGTAGTGAAATGAGATTAGATTATTCAGTTATAGGTGACGCAGTAAATTTAGCAGCACGATTAGAGGCACAGACAAGAAACTACAAAGACGAAAATGGCAAGGTAACACCTACATTATATTCATCATATACACAAGAAAAACTAGAAAATATCAAATCAATTGAAGTAGATAAGATCAAAGTCAAAGGCAAGGAAGAATTAATTACTATCTATAAACCTATATAAATAGTAGTATGGCAACGGTATTTGATAAGATATTAGACAAGACAACAGGACCTAAATCATATGACTGGTACAGAAAACAAGTACGGTCAATGACTACGCCTGGTGCAAGAAGTTTAATCAATCAAGGTAAGGCAACATTAAGACCGAAGTATGGTATTATGAATCTTTTTGGTTATGACCCTAAACACAAAGATAGACTACCTTACTATGATACCTTTCCGTTAATATTTCCTCTTGAACCAGCAAAAGGTGGTTTTATAGGATTAAACTTTCATTATCTACCGCCTCTTGCGAGAGTTCGATTTTTAAGAAGTTTAGCAAATACTACTAATAATAATAAGTTTGATAAGTCAACACGATACAATATTAATTGGCGAAATAATACATTTATGAAAAAGACAGCAAAACATTATTTGTTCAATCAAGTAAGAACATCTTTTTTGAACATAACAGCAGAAGAAATGGCGATTGCGATATTTCTACCTGTTGCAAGATTTAAAAAAGGAAGTCCGTACTAATGGCAATTTTTAGAGCAGGTAAAAGATTAGGACCATTTGATATACGAGGTGGTATATCAAGAGGTGACTATAAATCTAGTGCATATCACAAGACAGACAAAGATCCTAGATTTAAACAAAAGGCAAATACTGATAATACTATCGGTAGATTTAGAGCGGCAATGAATCAATCAGAGGGTTTTGCTAGACCATCAAGATATGCTATAAGATTATTTCCGCCATCAATCTTATCTAGTTTAGTTCAAGATCAAAATTCTACCGTTAATAGAGGAGGAAGTCAATTTCATCCATCACAAGGTAATAGAGGTGCAGATGTTCAGAGTTTGACCAATAGTATAGGTAGACAGGTAAATATAATGTGTGATACAGTTAATATGCCTGGTGTAGATTTACAGACACAAGAGATACAATACGGATCAGAACCTAATTACAATCAGGTTACATCACACGGATTTGCTGGTAATATAGTTGCTACTTTTTATGCAGATAAATATTTGCGAGAAAGACAGTTCTTTGAACACTGGCAGAAACTTGTTGTAGATACGATATCACACAAGGCAAACTACTATGATAACTATGTAGGTAAAATGCATATCTATCAATTAGGTGCAGATAGTGAGGTCGATAGAGATATGCCTACTTATGCAGTAGAGGCGATTGATGTATTTCCTGAGAAGATAGGTGCTTTAGATTATGGTCATGCATTAGGTAATCAGATTCAAAAGATAACAATCGAGTTCTCTTACAAACAATGGTTCAATATGGGACTAGAGAGTGCTAGAGGATTAGAATTTGGTCAATCTCAACAGAGTTCTGCTGTTATTAAGGCAAGAGATAAGGGATTGTTCGGTAAACTGCCAGTCGAAATACAAAGAGCAAGTAAGGATATATTCCAACAAGGAAGAACAGTATTCAATCCGATAGGAAGAATATTTAAGGGAAAGGTTTTCCCACCATTTACATAATTTTATATAATAAGGAGGATAAATTATGGCGCTACCAAAACTGACAACTCCAACATATGAGTTGGAAATACCATCAACGGATGATAAGATCAAGTATCGACCGTTCTTGGTAAAAGAAGAAAAGATACTTATGATGGCGATGGAAAGTAAGTCAAGTGCTGATATTACTCAAGCCGTCAAAGATATTGTGAGTGAGTGTACTTTTAATAAAGTCAAAATAGACGATATGCCTATGTTTGATGTTGAATACATTTTCTTAAATATCAGATCAAAGTCTGTGGGTGAGGTTTCTAAATTGAAACTATTATGTCCAGATGATGGCAAAACATATGCTAATGTCGAGGTAAATTTAAGTGAGGTTAAAGTTCAAGTTGGCGATGACCATACAAATAAGATTGATCTAGGCAATGGCATGGGTATGATTATGAAGTATCCTACTATCGATTCTTTTAAAGAGAGCGGTATCAAGGACATTAATCCTGGCAATATGCTAGAGGTTATTAGTACTTGTATTCTACAAATCTTTGAAGATGAAGGTAAGAAAGTATATGATACTAAAGATCAGACTAAACAAGAGGTTATAGATTGGATTGAACAATTGAATTCTAAACAATTTAAAGATGTTCAAAACTTTTTTGAGACCATGCCTAAATTGAAGCATGATATCATAATAAAGAATCCAAAGACTAAAAAGGAGAGTACAATAACTTTGAACGGACTAAACGATTTTTTCGGGTAGCCCTTTCACATGATAGTTTAGAGAATTACTACCATACTAACTTTTCTCTAATGCAACATCATAAATATACTCTCGCTGATTTAGAGAATATGCTACCTTGGGAAAGGGAAATATATGTTGATATGTTAATTACATATATTAAGGAAGAAAATGAAAAAGAAAAAGCTAGACAAGCAAAACAAAGAGGATAATAATGAGTGAAGACATAAAGGTTGCAGAACCTAAACAAAAAATACAAGTTGATTTAGAAGTTGATACATCTGTTAAAGATTTAGGTATCAATCCATATGCAAAATTAATTCATTTAGCGAGAGCCGTGGATGCATGGAGAATATTTCCTAGATTGTTCTTAACAGTTTATATTGTATTGTTATATAAATGTGTAATATGGTATATGAATTTACAGGCACCTACTATGGAACAGAGTGGGTTAATCAGTATCGTTGTTGGTGCTGGCGCTGCCTGGTTTGGTTTATATACAGGAACAAG